TCATTGGAATAGTTCGCCATAGAAGGCTTTTTGTAACAATGATTTATAGATTGTTTCCATCTCTTTAAGACTTGTGTATAAGCGAGCTTTCTGATCTTCAATATTTAGAACTATATCCTGAAAATGTAGTTGGTCAGGCAAAGGCGGTAATGGCATTCCAATTGCTTTTATATTAGTTGCTGTAATTGTCTTTTTAGCAGTTCTCGTAATATGCTGCTCTAATTTGCCCTGACCGTCTCTTGACATCAAAAAGAAATATAAATAAGCAGGTGCACATATGTCAGCATTTGCACTCAAACGCAGTAGATTTGGACTGATATTTGCACCAACAAGATTATCGCTAATTACAATTCCTATGCGCTTTGCCGTTGATCCGTCTCCTCTGACTGCCATTAACGAGTCATACATTTTTATGTAGGTTCTCGGGAAACGATCATTTATTTCTTTTGTGATAAAATCGTAGTTTTCTAAATCATCATCCACCATACCATCTAATGTTATATTGCCGATTTTAATAACAGGAATTCCTGTATCTTGATATTCAAAGCCATAGAACGTGGGATAACGATAAATTTCATCGCACGCTTTTTCCAATGGTATTTCTGGATACGCTGCATCGCTATAAAACATATCTGCAAATGTATCTGATTGAAGCTTATTAAGTACAGAGATTTGTTCTCGTCTATATAGCAAATTATTTCTTGAAATCTCTAATGCTCTCCCAATTTTATTCTGCTGATTTATATCTATCTCAGGTATGGTTATGTTCTGAAGACCGTCATTGTTAATTGCTTTTTGAGTAGCGCCACTACAAAATTTATCTTTCTGTAGGTTGAATTCCCTTGAGTTTATATATTGATAAATGAACTCAGGGTCATATCCATCTTTAGGTCGTACAACAAAAAAGCCAGTTGAAATAATAAGATTTTTAGTTTCCTCAGTAATAGTTAGCACTTTATTAGTGCCTTGCATCTTTGCAAATATAATATCACCAATATCCACATCTAAATTAGCTCTTGATGGACGCGAAGAAAAAGTCACCTCTTGTAGTACTTCATTCGCAATCACATTGCCTTTTAGTGCCCCAGTGCTCAGATACATACGTGAGCCGGTGAAAGAGCTAGTTGTTGACCCGGAAAAATCAATACAATCTATAAATCGCATATCACTCATCGAACATGGCCTCCAGTTCATCAAATCCAGAAAGGATCTCTTCTTCCAGCTCTCTAAACCTAGCTATGCTTACGCTGGGGTGATCGTAAGTTACATCATCATCATCTCGCTCCTTATATGTATTAAAGCGTAAGTCAAACTTTTTATTAATAATTTCTTGTGCTGGGACAAGGAATGACTGGTCTTTACGACTTCTCATTTCCTCCTGGTCAGGATTTGTAATTAAGCTCTTATAGCGGGCAAGAATGTCATCAATGTCACCGTCATTTCCAGATTCAGTTCTCTTGTCATCTAGGCTACGACCGTCAGAATGCATATCATAGAACCAGACCTTATCCGTGCCGCCGGTGCCTGTTTTTGTGAATATAAGGACTGCCGTTGTTACACCTGCATATGGTTTGAAAACACCAGAAGGCATAGATATGACAGCGTGTAGCTTGTTTTTTTCAATCAATTCACTTCTAAGATCTCTATGTGCCTTTGTTACACCTGATAAAACACCATCCGGTACGATACAAGCACAACGACCGCCAGCATCTAACATTCGAAGGAAGAGCGCTACGAATAATAACTCAGTCTTTTTTGTATTAGCAACCGAAATTAGTGACGGAGCAACTGAGTCGTGGTCGAGAGAACCTTTAAATGGTGGGTTTGCCAATACCACCGTGTACTTATCCTCGTCTGTATTGCTCTTAGAAAGTGAATCATTAAACCTGACATTAGCATTATCCATTCCATGCAAAATTGTGTTCATCGCTGTAATTCGAAGCATGGTTTGGTCGGTATCATAGCCCGTGAACATTTTATTCTGATAGTGTTCGCGGACTTTTGTATTTGTCCTAAGTTCATATTCATTATTTTCACGGACGTAATGTCCGGCCATAACCAAGAAACCACCTGTTCCGCAAGCCGGATCTACAATGGTGTCATTGAGCTGAGGGTCAACCATTCGAACCATCATGTTAATGATATGGCGTGGTGTTCTAAACTGCCCAATACGACCGGCTGTCTGAAGCTTGGATATCATGTACTCATAAATATCGCCCTTCATGTCTCTGTCCTGCAGCGGTAAGTCTTTGATTGCGGTGACAACCTTTTGCGTAATAAGCGCATTTGGTAAAAGGAAGTTCGCCTCTTTCATGTATTGAGCATAAGCACTCTTTTTATTGATTTTTAAACCTTCTATTGTATGGCGCGTACCATCGGGTAGGCGAATCGATGTGCTGCTTCCCTTTATAAAAGGAAATACTCTTTCCCGCAGGCGATCAAATATTTCTTCTGCCTTAAGATCACAGAATTTACTCCAACGTAATGTCTGTCCAATCTCATCTTCCGGGAATATGCGTTCTGTCGGCGCTCCGCCGAGCATGGCATCTTTCTTTTCATTTGCTGTTTCAATATCATCCAATGATCGAATAAAAAACAGGTATGTTAACTGTTCAATAACTACTAATGGATTTGCGATACCGTATGAATACATATCATCCCAGATCTTATCAATCCGGTTTTTAAGTTCTCCCACGATCATCACCTCTACCTCACATTCATATTTAATATTTTCTATACTTCCCAGTCTTCAAAACAAAAGCCTTGCCTAGTTCGATGAACTCTGTACCCGCACATTTCGCAAAATGCTGCATCTTTACCATTGATGTGGTCGCAAGGCTCAAGCGATATTGACAGTCCCTTTTTCAATGCACCTCCACAAGCAACGCAGAAGTTTGATTGCGTTTTTATCCCGCGTGTGTTTCCGCAATGTGGACAAGTATCGGGTTTTCTTAGGAACGGCGGCAACGGTTTAGGCAATTTCTGCTGAGCTGGATTCTGGGAAATGAATCTTCCAAGCCCAAAGTCATGTCTATCCCTGCAAATTGTTACTTCTTTCATGTACTCCCCAAAATTATGTAGGGTAAACACGGCATTTGCAGGCTCAAAAGAATAATCCTCAGTTGCCTTTTTATAGCGATTGAGCGCTGCATCATCAGAAATACCGCATATCATAGCTATGTCGCGCTCATCTACAATGTCCAAGTGCCGCATTATCCACTTGGAAGCCAGTACTTCTCCGGCAAATATATCTGCTTCAAATTCCAACTGATTATAAAGGTTGCCATCGAGGTTATCTGCTATAATGCTGCTAACCTTATTGTCCTTGAGATGTCCAAGATAGATATGGCCAATCTCATGAGTTGCCGTCCAAAGCATCCTCGTTTGAGGAATTTCGTCCCCGGCATTTAGTATGATGTCATATTGGTCATGAGCAACATCATACATCGCAAGTCCATCTTTACTGCGCATAACGTGGTTACAAACATAATCTGTACTTTTCCCGATTTCGTAGGCGAGTTGATGAACATATTTTAATCTCCAGTTTGGTTGAGAACTAATAATATCAATGGGGTTCACGGGGAGCCAGCGAATCCCGAAATCATATAAAAACTTGTGAGCCGCATAGTAAACTCTCAGCGCGGCTTCAGATTCATTTCTCAAACTCATCTGGATAAAGAGATTCCATAACCTTTCTTAATTTTTCAAGGTCCTCGTTCGTAAGCTCAGCCCCCGCTTTTACTATCGCACGAAGATGTTCATTTTCTATGAAATCTGCAAGTTTTGCTGCGTTATTAGAATCCCGGAAAGCTTCTTGTGCCATAACCAAAGCCCGTTCGTCAATGGCCAGTCCTCCATCAGCAGTTCTTGCGACTGCTCTAAGATCTGAATCATTGATAGTTGTGCTTTCGGCTCTCCACTTATTTATTGCAGCTTCAAGCTGTTCTTTTTTTTGTATGTCAAACAAAGCCTCGAGTGGAGTTTTAAGTGCAGCAGCTATTTTGACAAGGATATCAATCTGAGGTTCGCGAGCCCCGCTCTCAATATAATCTAAATATGATTTTGAAATCCCTACGTCTTTACTCAGTTTGAGCGCCGACAGTTTCGCTTCTTTTCTTACAGCCTTAATATATTGCCCTAGTGCGATGCCCATACTGCACCTCCTTAATATAAACACTATTTGTGGTTTGGATATTGACAATGCCCACAATTTGTGGTAACTTTATTTCAGAAACTTGGTTTTATGGACAAACACTCTGAATCTCAACCGCAATACGATATTACCACAGAAAGTGGGCATTGTCAACAAACATTAGACAAAACTGTTATATAAGAGTATGGCTCTATAAAACTACTAAATATTCACAATACGTTGTTACTTCGAAAGGAGACTGCCTATGAAAAAAATGAAGTGCCCAAACTGCGGTCGAAGAGCCTTTGATATATCGGATCTTCCAAAAGAAGAAGTCGAAGTAAACCTCAAGTGCCCACAGTGCGGGAAATTCGTTACAGTAACCTGCAACGAAAAATCAGAACTCAAATCATCTTAGATGGTGCTATGGGATCAGTGAAAGGAGGTGATTACCATGACTAAAAGCAACAGTAAACAGACATCCCCGTCGGTTGCGCGTAAGGCTTCGTCCCTTTTAAGAGACGGGAGAACCAGTTCTAAGACCAAATCAGTGGCGGGCAGTGCGTTGTCACAGACAAGGCCGTCGCCAAAGAAAAAGTAAGACCATAAATTCATACCGAGCAACGGAGCCGAGTGCGAGCTACCAAATGGCCGGATGAGTTACGAAATGCAATTCGTGACCATCCGGTTTTTGTATTTCGTGGCCCGTTCGGCTTTAAGATATCTCACGCTTGACTCCTGCATTGAAAGGGAGTCGAGAAATGAAAATTAAAATTCTGTATGACAACAAACCAACCTACCTGGAAGTGCCGGACGAGGACTGCTCAGTAATGATTGATGCGGACTATGAGGACAGGCTTTCTTCTGCTGAAGAAAAGGAAACTGTGGTACGCCGCTCTTTGCAGGAGATTATGGAGGATCGTTTCAACAAACCGGAGTACAACAACTGGCACAGATTCGATAGGCATAGAGGCATGCCAAAGACACAATTCCGCAAGGACGATGAGTCCGAGGATGAAACCGACCACATGGACACTCTTCCTGACTGGTCAGATGAAGTGAACCGAAACAAACAAGCGGAGTACGAAAACATCTGTGACATTATCCGCAAGACTCTAAAAGAAAAGCAGGCGGAGCTGCTTATAACAATCGTCCTGGACGGGGTGTCGGTAACAGAGTATGCAGAGCGCGAAGGTGTTTCTGGCAGCGCCATCTCACATCGTATGGAAACCGCGATCAAAAATTTCAAGAAGGTTTTTCCAGAATCCTCAACTTTCAGCTCTTCTCAAGGCTAAAAGATAGAGGGCGGCAAACGAATGCTCTCGGAAAGGGGTGAACAACATGAAACACAATCTGAGAATCAGTGTTTCCAAGCATCCGCAAACCGGCGGGATAGTGACTTGCCGCAATGTCAGCATAAGGGAGCGTTTTCTTCGTTTCTTCCTCGGCGACATGCAGAAGTTGACTATCCTTGTTCCAGGCGACACTGTTCAGGAACTCGCCATCTGTGAGACCAAGGAAGGAGGAAAAAAACATGAGCAAAATCAAGTTGCTCCTTGAGGTAGTTTCGGAAATGCGTTCTTTGGCAGACAGCCTTCAGGCGGTTGCAGATGCATTGGCGGAAAAGCCTAATGAAACAGAGCAACAGGTCGCAACTGCAGAAGCGCCTGAGCCGGTGAAAGCGGAAAAGCCAAAGAAGAAGGAAACCACCCTTGAGGAGGTTAGAGCCGCGCTTGCCGTGAAAAGCCAAGCCGGACTTACCGCCGAGGTGAGGGAAATCATCAAAAGGTATGGCGGAACAAAGCTAAGCGAAATTGCGCCGGAGCATTACGCAGACATCTTTAACGATGCGGAGGTTCTTGGCAATGGGTAACCACGCAGTACTTTCAGCATCCGGGTCGCATAGGTGGCTCCATTGCAACCCATCCGCACGATTGGAACTGGAATTTATAAATCGGGAATCAAGCGCAGCCGCCGAAGGCACAGCAGCCCATGCTCTTTGTGAGCATAAACTGCGCAAAGCGCTTCATATTAGAAGCAAGCGTCCTTTATCGGATTACAACACCGATGAGATGGAGGAACACAGCGATGCTTATGTGGAGTTCGTAATGGAGCGGCTGGAAAAGGCAAAGCAAAACTGCCAGGATCCTATAATACTCATCGAGCAGCATCTTGATTTTTCTTGCTTTGTGCCCCAGGGCTTCGGAACCGGCGACTGCATTATCATTGCGGACAAAAGCCTGCATATCATCGATTTCAAGTATGGCATGGGGATATTGGTGGATGCGGTGGAAAATCCACAGATGAAACTGTATGCACTAGGAGCTTTGGAGATCTACGACAGTCTCTATGACATTGACGAGGTTTCCTTGACCATCTTCCAACCGCGAAGGGGAAATGTCAGCACTTGGACGATCCCTGTAGATGAATTAACAACCTGGGCGGAAAACGAACTGAAACCAAAAGCGCGGCTGGCGTATGACGGCGAGGGTGAATATCACCCAGGGGAGTGGTGCACCTTCTGCCGTGCAGCGGTCAAATGCCGTGCGAGAGCGGAGGAGAAGTTGAAACTTGCCAAGTGGGAGTTTAAGATGCCGCCCCTGCTTACGGATCCGGAAATTGAAGAAGTCCTAAGCAAGCTGCAGGACCTTGCCAAGTGGGCAAATGAAATCGTAGCCTATGCCACGGATGCCGCTATCAATCATGGCAAGGAATGGAGCGGGTTTAAGGTAGTAGAAGGCCGTTCTTTCCGCAAATACAAGGACGAGGATGCTGTTGCAGAAGAAGCGAGGGATAACGGCTATAAGGATATCTTTCGCCAGAGTCTCATTACCCTTACGGAGATGCAGAAGCTGATGGGCAAGACGAAATTTGAAGAAATCCTCGGGCATCTCATATATAAACCGCCGGGAAGACCTACCCTGGCACCGCTTTCGGATAAGCGTCCGGCAATGGATGTATCAAACGTGAACAACGAATTCAACGAAATAATGGAGGAATCAAACAATGAATAATCAGAGCAAAACCAAGGTAATCACAAGCGTCAAAAGCCGTCTGAGCTACTTCCACGGATGGGAACCGGTGTCCATCAACGGAGGAACGGAAAAATACAGTGTGTCGGTACTTATTCCAAAAAACGACACAGAGACGATCAATGAAATCAATGCCGCAATCGATGCGGCAATCGAGGAGGGCATCGCCAAGTTCGGCGGCAAGAAACCCAACAAGGCTACGATAAAGATCCCGCTTCGTGATGGAGATGTGGAAAGAGACGATGAAGCTTACAAGGGGCATTATTTTGTAAATGCGAACAGCACGACTGCGCCCCAGATTGTGGACAAAGCGGTCAAGCCTATCTTGGATCGCAACGAGGTATACAGCGGTTGTTATGCAAGGGTATCCTTGAATTTCTACGCATTTAACTCCAACGGCAACAAAGGTGTAGCCTGTGGACTTGGCAACATTCAGAAGATCAAGGATGGGGAGTCATTGGGCGGTAGAAACAATGCTGCTGAGGATTTCAATACTCTTGAAGATGAAGATTTCTTGGGATAACAGCTGAATAACGAGTAGGACGAGGCGGCGGAGGTTGTTCTTTCGCCGCCTTGTTTGCTTTGGAAAGGACGGTTAAATGTATGGAATCCATTTCTATTGATATAGAAACATTTTCGAGTGCCAATCTTCAAAAGTCCGGTGTTTATCGGTATGCCGAGAGTGACGATTTTGAGATTCTGCTGTTTGGCTACTCTGTGGATGGTGGTGAAGCGCAGATGGTCGACCTTGCCTCCGGCGAGGAGATCCCCGCTGAAATTATCGATGCCCTTTTGGACGATTCTGTTACCAAATGGGCATTCAATGCAATGTTCGAGCGCGTATGTTTATCAAAGTGGCTTCACTTTCCCCTAGGAGCATATCTTGACCCCGCGTTATGGAAATGCTCCATGATATGGTCGGCATACATGGGACTTCCTCTTTCCCTTGAGGGTGTAGGCGCTGTTTTAGGATTGGAAAAGCAGAAGTTGACGGAAGGCAAAGACCTCATTAGATATTTCTGCATGCCTTGTTCTTCCACCAAATCAAACGGAGGACGTGTCCGTAACCTGCCGAACCATGACACGGCAAAGTGGGACCGTTTCAAATCATACAACCTCCGGGATGTGGAAACCGAGTTATCGATACAGATGAAACTGCTTAAATTTCCGATGCCGGAGAATGTCTGGGAAGAATACCATCTCGACCAGGAGATCAATGACCGCGGCATCGCGATTGATATGGAATTTGTAAAACAGGCTGTTGCTATTGATGGTCTTTCCCGTGAAAAACTGACGGCTCTTATGCAGGACATGACCGACCTTCATAATCCAAACTCCGTACAGCAGGTGAGAGGCTGGCTTGCCGAGAACGGACTGGAAACAGACAATCTCGGCAAGAAAGCGGTGGCAGCGATGCTAAAGACAGCCCCTGAACCGTTAGGCGCAGTGTTGGAACTTCGCCAGCAGCTTGCCAAGTCGTCGGTAAAAAAATATACGGCTATGGAAAACGCGGTATGTCATGACAGCCGTGCCAGAGGCATGTTTCAGTTCTACGGAGCCAACAGAACCGGCAGGTTTTCCGGCAGGCTGATTCAATTGCAGAACCTCCCGCAGAACCATATGCCTGATTTGGAGGAGGCTCGCACCTTGGTTCGAAGCGGAAACTTTGATGCCCTTGCTCTTTTGTATGATTCTGTGCCGGAAGTGTTGTCGGAGTTGATTCGTACCGCCTTTGTACCGCGTGATGGCAGGAAGTTCATCGTTGCTGACTTTTCGGCGATCGAGGCGCGTGTCATTGCCTGGCTTGCGGGAGAAAACTGGAGAACGGAAGTATTCAAAAACGGCGGCGACATCTACTGTGCCAGCGCCTCGCATATGTTCCATGTCCCTGTGGAAAAGAACGGAGCGAACGGGCACCTCCGGCAGAAAGGAAAAATTGCAGAACTTGCACTTGGCTACGGCGGATCTGTCGGAGCATTGAAAGCAATGGGCGCTTTGGAGATGGGGCTTTCTGAAGATGAGCTTCAGCCTCTGGTAACAGCATGGAGACAGACCAACCCCAACATAACAAAACTGTGGTGGGATGTCGACCGTTCTGTAAAAATCTGCGTCAAGCAGAAAACACCCACAGAAACGCACGGTATCAAGTTCACCTATCAAAGCGGGATGCTCTTTATTACTCTTCCTTCCGGAAGGCGGCTTGCCTATGTGAAGCCTCTTATGGGAGAGAATGTGTTCGGTGGCGAGTCGGTTATTTACGAAGGTGTCGGCGGAACGAAAAAGTGGGAACGAATCGAAAGCTATGGACCCAAGTTTGTAGAAAACATTGTTCAAGCGATCAGCCGGGACATTTTGTGCCATGCCTTGCGGACATTAAAGGATTGCTTCATCGTGGCTCATGTGCACGATGAAATCATCATCGAAGCGGATACGATGATGCCGCTTTGTGATGTTTGCGAACAAATGGGCAAAACACCAATGTGGACAAAAGGACTGCTGCTTAGCGCCGATGGGTACGAGTGTCAGTTTTATAAAAAGGAGTAATTACTTTTCAAAAATCCTCAACTTCTATTGCCTCCTGCGGCTATTAGGGAGAAGGACCATTCTCTTTTGTATAGAACAGGAGGTAATTCGTATGGACGAATTAGTAAAAATCAGATTTGAAAATGACCGCCCCGTCGTGCTTGGCCGTGATTTGCATGCAGCCTTGGAAGTGAAGACAGCATACAAAGATTGGTTTCCAAGAATGTGCGAGTATGGATTTATGGAAGGAGCCGACTTTAGCTCAATTTTGAGCGAAAGTACCGGAGGCAGGCCTGGCGTGGACCATCAGTTGACTATCGACATGGCAAAAGAACTATGCATGATCCAACGCACTGAAAAAGGAAAGCAATGCCGCAGGTATTTCCTTGACATCGAAAAAGCATGGAACACCCCGGAGGCAGTCATGGCGAGAGCGCTGCAGTATGCCAATCATCAGCTGACACAAGCAAGGCATCAAAACAAACAGCTCGAAGGAGCGATTGCCGTTCAGAATCAGCAAATCACAGAAATGAAACCGAAGGCATCGTACTACGATGTGGTGCTAAACTGCAAAGACCTTATTTCCACTTCGGCGATTGCCAAGGATTACGGCAAGTCTGCGATTTGGATGAATCGATATCTTAATGAAAAGGGAATCCAGTTCAAGCAGGGAGATATCTGGCTGTTGTATCAAAAGCATGCGGAAAGAGGCTATACCAGCACCAAGACACACAGCTACCTTGGCTTTTTCGGGGAGCAACACACAAAGATTCATACCTACTGGACGCAGAAAGGCAGACTGTTCATCTACGAATTGATGAAGTCTGACGGCATCTTGCCTCAGATTGAAATGGAGGCTGTTTGATGGGAATCGACAAATACAATTCCGAAGGGTACTATGACCCGACTCCCTATGAAGCGCTGACCAACATTCTCAAAGAAGCGAAGGCGGAAAAGAAATCCGCCTTCAAACCGCTTGTGTATATCTGTTCTCCGTATTCCGGGGATGTGGATGAAAATGTGAACAAGGCTCGCGCTTTCTGCAGATTTGCCTTGGAGCAACAGTGCATCCCCATTGCTCCACACCTTATGTTTCCTCAATTCATGGACGACTCAAATCCAAAGGATCGTGAGCTTGCCATGTTTATGGATATCGTGCTGATGGGAAAATGCAACGAGGTTTGGGTGCTTTCCGACACCATATCGGAGGGTATGGCGATGGAGATCGAAAAAGCCGAGAAACGCAGGCAGACGGTCAGATATTTCAACTCAAGGTACGAGGAGGTCGAAGGCTTATGAAAATCGCAGTCGGCAACAGCCGGATGGATAGGAAGTGGAAGAACCGCGACATCTCCTGGGAGGAGTTCTGCTCCCGTGTGAAGACCACGCAGCGCACCACGGAAACGGTGGAGGAATATCGCAGACTGAAAAGAGGGCAGCAAGACGATATCAAGGATGTGGGCGGCTTTGTCGGCGGGCATCTGAAAGAGGGCAGACGAAAGAAGGGCAATGTCCTATGCCGCACCCTGCTGACACTTGATATGGATTATGGCACACCGGATATCTGGGATCAGATCACACTACTTTTTGATTTCAAATGCAGCATGTACTCAACGCACAAGCACACGCCGGAACAACCGAGACTTCGCCTGATCATTCCCCTTGCCCGTGAAATAAGTGAAGAGGAATATGCAGCAGTCTGCCGCATGCTGGCAAAGGAAATAGGCATTAACCTTTTCGATGACACGACCTACGAGGCTCACCGCCTTATGTACTGGCCGTCCACATCCTCAAACGGAGCATTTGTTTATAAGGAAACCGAAGGCGCTCTCCTTGACCCGGATGTTTATCTCGCCAAATACGATAACTGGCGCGATACCAGCACCTGGCCGGTATCCGCCCGACAGTCCGAGGTCATTCATCGGAATTTAAAGGAACAGGCAGATCCGCTCTCCAAAGAGGGTGTGGTGGGAACATTCTGCCGTGCGTACACGGTTCGCGAGGCGATCGAGAAATTCCTGGGCGCGGTTTATGCTCCATCCGCCATGGAAGGGCGGTACGACTATATCCTAGCTGACAGCAGCGCGGGTGTGATCATTTATGAGGATAAATTCGCATACAGCCATCATGCCACCGACCCGGCAAGCGGACTGCTCCTCAATGCCTTTGACCTTGTGCGGATCCATAAATTCGGCTCTCTCGACGACAAGGTGGCGAGAACTGAAACTCCTGGAAAGATGCCGTCTTTTGCGGCAATGTGCGAGTTTTCTATTAAAGACGATACTGTGAAAGCGGAGTTTGCGAGGGAAAGGCAGGAACAAGCCGAGGAGGAGTTTGGCGGTGATGATTGGCAGACGGGTTTGGAGCTGGACAAGCAGGGACGGGTGAAGGATACCCTGGATAACATCGTCCTCATTTTAAGGCATGACAAAGAGCTTCAGCACATTGCATTCAACTGCCATCGCGACGGCATTGACGCTAAAGGCGGTCTGCCCTGGGAACAGATCAAGGGCGGTTGGAATGACGCGGATAACGCGCTTTTAAAGGTGTATCTAAGCAGCATTTACGGCGTATATTCCCCCACCAAGACCAAGGACGCCGTGCTTGCGGTAGCTTCGGAAAGAGCCTACCACCCAATCAAAGAATATCTGAACTCGCTGCCCAAATGGGATGGCATAAGCCGTGTGGAAAAACTGCTCATTGATTATTTCGGCGCGACGGACAACACCTATACGAGCGCAGTCATTCGGAAAACAATGGTCGCGGCGGTGGCCCGCATTTACAGGCCCGG